GACTGGAAATCAAATTACTTTTTTCTTCATTACTAAATCCATAATCTTTCTCAAGCTCACTTACATCTTGAGCGAGAAATCCTACATCGAGTTGCTCACTCTTATATTGCCCATCAGGAGTAATATCTTGATCCTTGCTGTAGTTACTGCGTTTATCCCAGCGATAAGTGACAGGCTTCAATTGATTGACAAAACTTAATCCAGAATTTAACTCTGAAATATCTGTCTTATCTCTACCATCAGATGCAACTGTCCAATCTACTTGGATATGTGCATGAGTAATATTTTCATCGCCGAGACAAATTTGGTTGTCGCCTGTAGTAACAGCACCGCCCGGAGAGCTTGCAATTCCTGCATCTCTACCCAAGCAAAGGTTATTATCACCTGAAGTAATCGCATTACCAGCAGAAATTCCTAACCCCGTATTATATATTCCTGCGACAACTCCATTAAGTGCGCCTTGACCACAGGCAGTATTAGCACCGCCGGTAGCATTCTGTAGTGTATCAGCACCTATAGCAGTAGAAGAATTAGCATCAACCATCGCTGCTAGTGCAGCAGAGCCTAAAGCCGTATTGCTTGCTCCATCTACATTTACTCCCAGTGCATTGTCCCCGATAGCCGTGTTGTTGCTCGCTGTCGTGTTAGCGTCAAGCGCATTCGCGCCCATAGCTACGTTGTTCGTACCCGTCGTGTTGGCTGCGAGTGCTGATGCCCCAACCGCCACGTTATTAGCCGCCGTATCATTCGCGTTCAGGGCTGCATAACCTACAGCAGTATTCAATGCCCCGGTAGAATTGACATTGAGAGCGCCCTGACCAACAGCAGTATTACCTGTACCAGTTGTATTCGTTTGGAGCGAATCAGCACCAATAGCAGTACAATTATTCGCATCTGTATGCGCTGCTAATGCACTAGATCCAACTGCCGTATTACTCGCACCAGTGGTGCATACTAGTAACGCATTTTTTCCTATAGCAACATTATTTCCTGTAGTCGTACATGCTTTCAGAGCCTGATAACCAGCAGCCGTATTTGAATCTCCAGTAGTTAGTGCTGTACCAGCTTCATCTCCTACACATACATTGTAATTACCACCGCTTTGAATACTATTACCAGCGTTGACACCTGCTCTGAAGTTAGAAGTTCCTGCTGAAGCAGTAATTATGTCTGCACCGTCTGCAAAGGTTACGTCTGCGGCAAAGTTGACAGCTCCATCTACATCTACGGCATCAAGATTTGTAGTTCCGTCAATATCTGCATCGCCTGATATGTCTAATTCAGTAGCAATAACCTTATCATTAAATGTCGCAGCACCAGCCTCTGACATATCGAGAGTAAGGGCGGTTATTCCAGATCCACCATCATCGCCTAAAAATTGAATATCTTTATCTTGTACTTTTGCTTCAATTTGAAGATCACTAGAACTATTAGTGATATCTGCAATAGTTGTTCCACCATCCTTAAATCTGATTGTGCCACCATCGGCATCCAGGAAAATATCTCCTGCTACATCTACTGTTAGGTCGCCTGAACTTAAATCAATCTCTGTTCCGTCTATAGTGATGTTATCTACTACGACACCTGCGTTGGCTGTTACTACACCTGTCACTCCTAGCGTTCCACCTAGCTCAAGGTCTTCCAAGCCCTCGTAAACAACTGCGCCAGCTCCTAGTCCATCTGTCGTAACGATTTTTGCTTGCCCTGCCGCGATGATGACATTCGCTCCTGATCCTTGCGTGAAGGTCAGTGCGTAACTGGTGGTGTTTCTGATAATCCATGTGTGGGACAGCGTGTTGGGGGCCAGCGTGACCGTGCAAGCCTGGCCGCCACCCGTAAGTCTCAAGAAAGTACAACGGAAACCGTCTGTCGCTCCATCGGCCATCGTGATCGTAGCGGTAGAAGCGTTTGCCACGGCCTCTGTGCCGTAACCCATTGATTCCCCAATTAATTCTAAATTTGTATTGGTGCTTGTGCCCCAAGTGCCCGATTCATCGCCAGTTGCGATTTCTTTCAGTCTTAAATCATTTACATATGTCGCCATTTTAAGCTACCTTTTTCCATTCAGGAGTCTGGTCACTATCTACCGAACTCCAACTTGGTGTTTGTGTTGCTGATACCGATGACCAGGAAGGGTCTTGAGTGGTTGAAACAGCAGACCAGCCTGGTGTCTGGCTACTGCTGACGGCACTCCAGTTCGGGGTCTGATCCGTATCCACAAGTCCCCATACCAAAACTTGCGTGATTTCACCGGTTCCTGCCACACCTTCAAGCGTAATATTTGAAGCACCCGTAACCGTAACTGATCCCAATGTACTTGTAGCCGCAATCCCGGTAATTTCAACATTAGCAACCCCTGTTGCCGTAAGCGAATTGATTGCTGACGTACCCGCAAGACCAGTGAGGGCAACATTGGCAGCCCCCGTGGCAACCACTGTGCCAATTGCAGCCGTTGCCGCCAATCCTGTAACCGATACATCAGATGCGCCACTCGGCGTAAGCGAGTTGATTGCACCGGTGCCCGCAAGACCGGTAAGGGAAACATTGGCAATGCCCGTGACCGTAAGTGAACCGAGAGCACTTGTAGCTGCCACGCCCGTGGGATAGACATTCGCATCACAGGTGACCGTTTCATCGCCTTGAGATATCGTGGATGCCGCGCCGCTGACACCAATAACAGCATAGCCTGCCGCAAGTAAAGTGCCAACTGCACCGGTGCCCGCAAGACCGGTAAGCTCAACCGGGGACTCCTCACCCCACGCACCTGACCCCCAAGTACCGCGCCCCCAACCTGTAACACTTGCCACATTGCTCTCACTACGCTATGCGAATGACCGCATTACTGGAGTCCGCTGTTGGAAACGTAATCGTGAAACTTCCAGCAGTGGATGTCTTATCACCACCAAAATCGAATACCGCTACAGAAGGATCACCCGTTGCTGTATCGTTGTAGATCATACAGCCCCGTGCCGTAATCGTGCAGGTACCGAAAGTTAAATCTGCGAAATCTGTAAAAGCTGTGGTTCCTGAACTCGATGGATCAATCCTGGTTAAACTGTCTCCTTTCGCCGTATAGTTCGTACCTGTTGCCTCATTGGTGTTGGTGTATGCCGTCGTTGATGCCGACATAGTGGCTGAACTGGTATATAGCGCCAGCCGAAAGGTATTACCTCCCGAAAGCAAAAAATTGTGTTTTGCCTCCATCAGTTCTTTCTTGAAGCTGGTACACATTGCTTGTGTGATTGCCATTTAAAGTCTCCTGATAATTTCGGCCATATCACTGTGACCTTTTTGTTCCAAAATATTGCCTACCGTACAGATATGGCTTGCAATCGCCTTGTGCATGTAATCAGCCAATACCGCTTCTACCTGTTGCTTAAACACATGCGCCTGCTGTTTAATCGGTTCGGGAGCCGAATTACTGATTCCCACAATTCTGTTAGCCGCCATCTGCGCCCATTCTTCCGGTGTATGGCCCCGATAATGGGTCGTTTCAACGCCCAAATTACCTACCGATGTATCTAATTCTACTTGTAACATCAGTAACTCGCTGGCTCAACAGCCTGTAATCCAGACCCTTTAACAAGCCGTATATTATCCTGCCGACCGGAATATCCTTTCACCGGTTCATCCATCTCGACTTCCGAATACTTAGTTAATTTCAAATCGCCGTCCTCATCCAGATACACCACCGGTGGATTCTCCAACCGATGGTATCCATACAATTTCTGGCTCTCAGGAACATTGGTATCGAGCAGTGAAGACCGTGGTGCAACAGCTACCTCCATTCCAGCAGTAATACAGCGAGACAACCAGAATTCACAACAGGCACGACCTAATTCGCCAAAATAAACATTGGTTGTATAACTGAAATCCGCCCCGAACAAACTGAGTTTCTTCACTTTCATCCACAAAGCATAAGCAATCGCATAAGAAATGGTATTGTTAAAATAACCGCACCCCAACTCCTGCACAATCTTCTCCAGCGGATATAGTTCTATTGACGGCACTCGTTTATCATATTCACAGGAATACACCGGACAGGTTAGTTTAGGTAAGGTCTTACGCATCACTTCTGTCTGTGCTCCGGCATGTTTAGTCTCGAAAAAACGTGAAGCGGGGTCCATCATAAATACTCGGTCGGCATCAACCACCGCACACATTGCATTCACCGCCCATACTTCGTCATATTCCACACTGTGCGTTAGCGACAAGTGGTAATCCAACTGGCTTTGTCCCAGTCCAAGCAATGCTACATGATTAAGTTTCTTAGTCATCACGCCCTCATCGCCCTGACAGAGCCGCCCCGGTAACTATCCGTAGTGCTGTAGCCTTCGCCTAAAGTCTTCAATTGTTGTACCGCTTCCTGATACCGGCCTTCATACATCTGCATCAGTTCGGCCTCACCTTTCAAAAAACTATAGGATTCAACCAAAGAAGCGTACAGCAATGCCAACTCAGCATTGTCACCGAGCCAACTGGTACCGCTGTTGGCTACCGTAATAGACTCCGGCTTGTAAAAATAATGCAATTCAACGGTGTAACCGCTACCCGGAGTCGGGCCGAGAATAAATGAGTCGTCATCAAACAAACCGTAATATTTCGGAACACCAGTTGTAGATGACACTGGATAAGCAGCCCGAATAAAGTTCACATCTTTAAAAATTAGATATTCATAACCGCTATTATCCAGTGCCAGTGAATAGGGCGCTAGAAAATCACTCGGCGTTGCCAGATACGCATTACTCGAAGTCATCGTACCAGTCGTATTCTTACGAAAATCAGGTAATTGAACTGTTTTCAGAATACGATTCTCTGCTTGAGAGATAATCGTACCGAGATCATTAACAAATGTGGTCTCGGTAGTTTCCAAATAATCTTGGAGAGCAGATTTCAGCGTTGTATATGTCCAAGCCATCAGCCTGTACTCACCTTTAGTTTGCCAACCTGACCGTGCATCGTCAGCCCTACCGTGCGACTACCCAATGCGCTGTTACCACCACCAATCGGGTCCCAAGCATAGACCCGACGACTTTCAGCCAAAGTAGAATCCGGCCTGGCATTGCGTAACGCTTCAGGATCGTTGGTATTAAAACGACCCAACTGAAGCTGTGGCTGATCTCTGTCAACCACATCTCTGCCTACACGTATCCCAGTTGGCCTTCCGCCTTCATATTGTTCAACCATGTCTCTCAGCTTATAGCGAAAGCCGGTGCGGTCACAGTAGCCGAAAGCATATTTACCGTTCGCATAACTCATGGGAATCGATAGCCTCCCGGCGTTACCCGAAATGACGCTTTCTCTCTATCGGCATCAGCAGCCAGATTCCATTGCTCTTCATATTCAGACTTCAGCATGGGTGCTCTTTCTGAGGCTTCAGGCCGCTTGAGACTGATCTGATACGCCAGCCCTGATACCAAGCACGGCAAATACCGCGATGGCACATCCATGTTATTTGACCCCGGTGATCCGGAATCCTCAACCCGCTGCATATAATAATAGCCCAGCGTATAGGTTTCAGCACTGTCCGGCACCGGCCACAGATTCACCGCAATTGCAGATGGATCTTTCTCAAGCCAATACTGCAACGGCTTCGCCTCATTCAGCTTATTGGACAAATGCGAATACTGACTGATCGAAACCCGCGTCAGCACCTGATCAAACTGTTTGCTGCTATCGCCTGAATCGGTACGAATATAAGCCTCGATAATATCGACGATATCGCTGGATAGTGCATAACGGGCTGTACCTGCGGTGATTGACGTAGTGCCTTCCTGTATGGTCCACAGATTCAAGCCACGGTTCTGCCATTCCAGCATCAATAAATCGATACTTCTTCTGGCGGTACGAAAATCATAACCAGTACGTAATTCCAGTCCCGCCCGCTCGAATGACTCTTCGATCATATCTGCCAGATCGAGAGTAAAAGCGTAAGTGCCACTGGTCGCCATTAACGCTTCCTGGATGGTTTTTTCTTAGCTTTAGCTTTCTTGGATGCCTTTTTAACAGCCGGTTTTTTCTTCACTGCTGCCTTAACTGCTGGCTTTGTTTTTGGCTTTGCTTTTGGCTTTGCTTTTGTGAGCTGCTCG